GCACTATATCTACATAGCTCTTTCTCGACATCACTAGTACTAATTACTTTAGTTTCTAGAATCTTAGTCGGAATATTGCTCTATGTACTAAAAGTAAGTTCATAAGCTGTCTCAATATTACTTACTCTAAACTCACTAGTATATTTAGCTTCAAATTCCGGACTTACTAAGAACTACATACCTTCTGTATTCTCTACAATTAATTTAAATTGATTACTCTTTATAAAGGTATCATCAATTATCCGATTAATTGTGCATACTACACTAGTGTTGAACTTAAACCTACCACCATATGATTCAGTCTCATTAAAGGTTACTAGATTGCATCCTAACTTATAAATAGTACCTCCTACTAGATATACTTTGTAGTCTGAAGTCTTATATTGTAGATTTGTTACTAAGTATACAAAATTCTTGAGTTTACCTATTTTATAACTACAACTCATAAGTTATATATAAAAATAAAGCCCCCTAATCCCAATTAGGGTAGGAGGCTTTAAAAGTTATTAATTAATTAAATCTCAAACAGTACCAAGAACTGTCTTAACAGCATCATCAGACAGAGGAACTGGACTCTCTACAGTAGAGTTAGTAAAGGTAACAGTAATACCATTAAATCCAGTAGCTTCAGCAGCAGACTGAAGTGAAGCAGTCTCAGCTTCCATAGGAGTTAATCTACCAAACATTACATAGCTACCATCAGAGAGTTTAGCCACAATAACAAATCGACCAAGTGAAAGTGCATCAAGTACATCTACCATCTTAGCAGTGTACTCACCACTTATGTTCCAAGTAATAGAACTTTGTCTGTACTTAGAACCACCATCGCCGACTTGAAGTGAATCTTCAAAGGTTGCAGAGTCCTTAGCAGGCTGAATCTTATAGAACTTTGCCGCACTAGCCATAGTAATGGTCTTTACCTCTACACCAGTACCTTCAGTAGGAGCACCTACTGTAGTTGCAGTTACATCTTCTGCATTTGCTAAATACAACTCTACAATCTGTTTCAGTGAATAACCACAGAAAGTAGACTTCAAAATATCCTGTGCTAATTTACAAACTGCCATATTCTTATTCTCCTTTCAATTAAGCGGGTTTAGAAACTACAATCAATTCTGGATATACATAACCAATACCAATGTTAGTAATAACACCAACTCGGAATGTATTATCGAGAGTAGTTTGTCTCATATCAATCATCTTATAACTTACTTCTGAATCAGCAATATCATAGCCAAGTACTAGATTCTTAGCAGGAGCAATAACAAAAGTATTCTTAGCAATCATACAAGGAACAACCTCGAATCCATAAGCATATACCTTATCACCCTCTCTACCAAAGTTAGCCCATACCTGAGTATTCAATATAGCTTCCTTAGCAAGAGCTACATTAAGCAATCTAGCATCATTAACATTGATAAACAGCTTATAATCTGTCATATCGGTATCACCAGCAGCCTCAACAGCCTTAAGAGCAGCAGCCTCAATCTGAGCTAGAATATTGTCTACAGTAAGAGTAGCTCCATTTACCTTGTTAACCTTAGGATCAGCATTAAGCTGTTTTACAATACCATCTGCAATCTTAAGAGTATCAGTAGCTCCACTAGCCTTATCTCCATTCCAGAAGATTTGCTCATATTCCTTACCAAGCTCAGGAACAAGAACTCCATTGAAGAACCACTCGAAGAAAGCCTGTGGAACTCCACCATTAAGTGATACTTCTGTCTGAGCAGCCATAAAGGTAGGCCAGAAAGAATCATAACACTGTTCAAGGTTAACCTTCATAGGAACTCCCTCAATCCACTTCTCAGAAAGAGTAGCCTCTCCAGAAGGACTGAAAGGACAAGTAAACTTTTGGAATAAATCTGATACCTCTCCACTTACAAGCTGTGTCTTACTCTTAACACCAGGCATGTAAGTAATTCCATAATTCTTTAGTTTAGACTCATAAAGGTTCTTAATAAAAATTTCCTTTGCATACTCGCCTTCATAAGTCAAATTCTGAACATCAACAAAATTTGCCATAAATTTTCTCCTTATTTATTATTTTAACATTAATTTTACAGCAGCAGCATAATTCTTACCACCTACATTAACTGGCTTTGCAGGCTCTACAGAGGGCTGCTTACTCAATTTAATGTTCTCATTCTTCACTGCTTCCATTTCTACATTCATCTTCTCTTTCTCAGCTTCTGCATCTTTCAATTTAGACTCTAGCTCATCTCTTTCACTCTTCAGTCTCTCGACCTCAGCAGTAAGATTGGCTACATCCTCCTTCAGCTTAGCTACTTCCTCATCAGCACACTGAATAGGCTGAGTTTCTGTAACCTCTTCATTAACATCGGCAACAATCTCTTCAGCTTTAGGACTCTTTCCAATAGCCTCATAGATTATCTCCCTAAGTTTGTCAATAAATTCTTTGTCCATTGCTAACTATAAATTATTATTGTTTATTAATTCATCTAACCCCACTACAGCTTCAATACTAAAGCCTTTATAAAAGCCATCTTTAATTCTCTGCCAAATCTCATCATTATTTACCTTCATCCCTATAAACCAAGTACCAATCGGCTCATTTAAACCATAACTAACCGATTTGTCATTCTCACTAGTTTTAATCCAGCTTTCTACTATCACTATATCATTTGCTTCCTCCTAATGGTCAACAGTAATATTGTGTTGATAATCATTAGCTAAAAAATCCTGGGCTAACTTCTCAATAGTAGTTTCATCAAAGCTAATATAAAACTCATTGCCATTTACATTTCTATAAATTGGTTTATTAGGAACTAGTGCAGCACCTATCAAAAGTCTTTTTTCATTCTCTAATTTTATAGAAGATTTCTACTTACTAAGAGCAATAAAATTGGACTCTATAGCAGGGTCTTCTACAAGACTAACAGCAAATAAATCGCCTCCAGTTACTCTATAACACTTCATTGCTTTTCCTCCAGTCTACTTCTATATGTTGCATTTATTCCAAGAATACTACCTGCAAATGTGAAGATTTCTCCAGCAGAAATCATAACAGAGCTATCTATGATACCCATAGGAGCTACTATGAAGCCTGCTGTGAGTAATCCACATCCGAACACTGATAGAAATACCGATAAAATGAACATACAGGCTGTTTTATTCCTTTTTATTAACTCCAACATACCTTTCTCGGTTATTTATAATAAACATATAGCATCTATTATTTTAGTATCTACACCCCTATATTTTGCATATAAAGAATATATAAGATTAGATATTTTAGGTAAGAAAGATTATTTACCTAAAAATACCTAACCTTATATTCTATTTTAGATGGAATTGCTTCCTTCGAGTCCGGCTAATACCTATACCTGTCTATAATTATCAGCCTTATTAACAATATCCACTACTTGAACTACTACAGGTCTATCATCTGTGATTACTATTTCATTCTAAGAAGTCGGCATATTTATATTAGGAAGTATTCCACCATTTGCAAACTTACTCTTAGCAGTTCTATTAACATTCTATCTACCACTATCATAGAACCTAATCAAATCATCTTTAGTAAGTCTCTTATTACTGCTATTTATATAGTCAATGAGTGGTAAGTTCTTCTCAGTACTCTTCTTATTAACTACATATTCATTTCCTTCAACCTCAATGCCAGTAAGTCCGACTGGGATTCCACCATTCTTATGACTCTTACCAACAAGTAATCCACCTTTAGCATACTTCTATTTCTTAATCATAGCTACCTGAGCCATACCCATAGCTAATGCTACAGCACTCAATGCAAGTCCGACAAACCAAGGCTGAACAGCTAATGCATTAGTTACAGCAGTAAATGTATTAATAGTTGCTTGAACTATTGAGTTCTTCTTCTCTTGTTCTCTTCTCTTCTTCTCTAAAGCATCCTATTTCTTCTAATTGGCATCCTTCTCTGCTTGTATCTTCTGCTCTTGCTGAAGAGATTCCAACATAGCAGCTCTCTCCATATTTAATTGCTCAATTAGATGTGCCCTTCTATCTCCTCGGCTAGTCTTAAGTTCATCCTCAATATCTGCCAATTTATCTGTATGCTTCTTAGTAAGGTCTTCTTGCTTCTTATAAGCCTCTTCAAGCATATCATATTCTTCTTCCAATCTAGCTTGCTCTTGCTCTATCTTCATCATCTATATTTCATTATAAGTACTCCATAAATCTCCTAGTACATTTACATACTGACTTACATACTGAGTAATACTCTGTACAGTCTATGTAATGAGCTAATCAAGCTGCATACCAATATCCTTAGTACTCTATTTTACATCTTTTTCTAGATTGTCCAAATCCTTCTTAGCAGCTCGATAGTCTATAAAGGTTATTTCTTTATTAGCAAACTGTTTTTCAAGATTATCTCTTTCAGAAGCTATCTCTTGGAATATCCTACTGTATTCAGCCTTAGCAGTTTTAAGTTCGGCTCTAGTACTCTTATAATCTATAATACCTAAGCTATTAGTCTTAACTTGAGGTTGTATATCACTATACATC